TTTTTAATATTATTTCTTTAAGTATCTAAAAGATGTCTTTAAATAAAAAAGTACTTTCTCCATCCCATTATTACTAATTGAAGAAAAAATATTTTTTGATAGATCTACAAATAAATGCCATAAAAATATTCCATTATATTTTAATCCATTAAAGCCAATCTATCACAGAGCTACTATGAAATGTTATTACGATGAATTACTAATTAAAATGAATATATTCAAAATACAATATATAGATATTAATCAAGATTGGTGTGCAATCGCAAAACAACTGATTAAAAAACACGATATTAAAGAAATATTTGTTTTTTATCCGGTTGATAAAACATTAGAAGATCGATTAAAAATATTACCTTATTATACAATTGTCAATACACCTAGATTTATTCTAACTGTCGACGAATTACATTCATATGATGGAGCATTGAGAAACCAATCATTTTATGCATGGATTAGACGAACAAAAAATATACTAATGATTGATTATGATAACACGTTAGAAAGTGGAACTTTCAAACGACAACCAATTGGTCAAAAAATGAGTTTTGATAATGAAAATCGCAAAAAACCATATAAGGGTATTGAAATTGATATACCTAAAGATATAGCATATCAAGGTATAAATACCAATAAAAAATATTTAGATGAGGCAGTTCAATATGTGGTAAAAAATATTCCATACAAAAATATTACTATTAATTGTACAGAATCACAATACAATAATGCAACTACATTACACGATCTTAATTTAAAATTATTATTTCCAATTAATCACAAAGATAGTCGTAAAGTACAATTCTCAAAAAATCTACGATTTTTTGAGAATGTATCTTTAGATAAACAAAGTTTATCTAAAGTACTGAAGAATTTTATTAAATATAAATTAAATTTTTTCGGTGATTATCAAGATATTATACTCAAAGAAAAATTATCTATATTGTATCATTCGGGGATAAGCCCAATGTTAAACATTGGATTACTAACTCCTGAATTAATAGTTGATGAAGTGATAAAATATTATAATAAATTATCTAAAATAGAAAAGGTCAAACAACTACATAATGTAGAAGGATTTATTAGACAGATTATTGGATGGAGAGAATTATGTAGATTATTTTATGAAATACATTACAATGAGATTATTAATGCAAAAAATAAACTTGATGTAAGCTATTATAATTGAACAACAGGAATTGAACAACAGGAATTGAACCATTAGATCATTGTATAATTAAAGCATTTACAACAGGTTATTTACATCATATTGAACGTTTAATGGTAGTCGGAAATTAGATGACGTTAAACCAAATTGATCCGAATCAAGTATATAAATGGATGATGGAATTTTCTTTAGATTCATACGATTGGGTTATGTGTTATAATGTGTATTGTATGGCAACATATAGTTGTGGTAATTATGTATCAAAACCATATATCAGTTCGAGTAATTATATACTTAAAATGAGTAATTATAAAAAAGATAATAAATGGGATAAAAACTGGGATTCTTTATTTTGGGATATGTTAAAAAAACATCAAATAAAATTTAAAAAGATACCAAGATTAGGTATGCTTTTGGGAAAATTGAAAAAGATTTAGATATTATTTTTTACATGTCTTAATATTACATATAATTATTAAATTATGCGTGTTATACTAATAAAAATAATCTACTCAAATATAATACAAATATATGTTGAATTTATTAGTTGAAACAAAAAACGAATACACTACACATCTTATTAATATATTAACACCGTTAATTTTTGAAGGTTTACAATCTATATATAAAGAAGCGCAAGATATAGCAGGTACAGATAATGTACTTAAAATTTTTCAATCATTTTTAAAAAGAATTCCAAAATGGAATCAATCAATTATTGAAAAAGAAACGGAACGTATTATTAATTCATCTCATAGCTATGGTTGGTTAAACGATTTGATCAAAGCAACATTAAAGGCTAATCTTATAGTTTTAATATTTAATCCTACAATTAAAACACAAAATAGAATTGATAACTCATTTTATCAAAATATAAACATTAATGATTTTATTCATAAAGTTTATATTGAATGTGCGCGTGATATTTGGAATAATCCATATTTATTGTATCATAATTATCCACCAATTGAAATCAAACGTAATCAACGAGATTGTATAAATATTATTAAAGATTGTATACGCGAATCTATTAGAAAATTACTCCCTGTTAAACATATTTTACAAATTTATCTTGGAGAAGAAATGGAACTTAATAAATTAGATGATAATTTTGAAAAAGCGATGACTGATGCTGAAGAAAAGAATTTATCTAAATTAATTAAAAAAGATTTAGAAAATGATAATAATTTAGAATTAAAATTTAATAATAATTTAATACAACAAACTATAAACTCGCCTATACAACAAACTATAAACTCGCCTATACAACAAACTATAAACTCGCCTATACAACAAACTATAAACTCGCCTATACAACAAACTATAAAATCGCCTATACAACAAACTATAAACTCACCTATACAACAAACTATAAACTCACCTATACAACAAACTATAAACTCACCTATACAACAAACTATAAACTCACCTATACAAAATAACTATGAAACACAAAACACGCACATAATTACACATGACTATACATCGCAAACTACGTCAGATAATAAAACAATTGGTTCACGAATTCTTAATATTATTAATAAAAATTCTGTCACATCATCAAATTCAGATTCAATATCGGAAGTAAAACAATCGATTAAGAAAATGGAAGAACATATTATTAAACAAAATGAATCAATTGATGAAAAAATTAAAAATATTTTGCAAAAAGATTTAGCAAGTGATACGGATCTTGAAACAAGTTTAAATTATAGTCATGAAGACAATGATAAAAATTATCAAGAAATATTTACAAACGATAAAAATTTAATATCAGCTAAACCGGATGCAAATACCAAAGATAAAAAATATTTTGATAGCTATTTACAATTTTAATTATTAAATGCTTCGACAATTACTTTATTTTTTTTATGAGATAATTGTTGTATTTTAATAGTTGGTGATATCATATCTAAAATAGCAAATGCCATAGACGATGTTACACCTATCATTATTATTTCTTTAGTTTGTAATACAGTATCCGGTATATATTTTGTAGCTATTACAACTATTAATCCAATTAATATATATTTAATAATTTTTTGCATATGAGATAAATTAGTTTGTTTAATATTATTACAATTTGTCATATATCTTAATATAGAAATTATTGTTTAAAAATTATTTTATTTTCTTTATTATTTTAATGAAATTAATTTTAAAACAGTTAATTATTATAACGAGTGCATTTATAATTATAACATGGTTTCAAAGTATTGATGATAACAAATATAAGAAAATTAGGAATACGTTTTATGATAAATATAAATTTCCAATACTTGTGAGTGCAATAATTGGATTACTAATTAATTTACCTGAAATAATTTCAACAACTAAAGAACGGTGTCAAGAAAATATTACAGAAATTACATTTATAACACCAAAAATAAATGATATTATTAGACCAATAATGCATGAAAATATAACAGATCAACAAATATATACCTATTTACCGGATTTTTAGAATTTGATTAAATTATTTCAACATGCCTATAAAAAAATCTAATATAATATAATATGTCAACTAAAGAAGTAAAATACGGAGCAACAAGATTACCAATAAAACCATTTAAAATTAATGAAATGGTTGATCACTGTACGATTGCAATGATAGCAAAACGGGCAACAGGTAAATCTTTTTTAACTAGAGAAATTATGTATCAAAAAAGAAATATAGCTTCCGCTATTGCTATTAGTCGAACAGAAAAACTTAATTCATTTTATTCTGAATTTATACCTGATAGTTATATTTATTCTGAATATTCAAGCGATATTCTGGCAAGAGTTTATGAAAGACAATCAAAAATGAGTAATGATAATAAAAAAAGAATAAAAGATGGTAAAAAAGAAAAAAATGATTCAGTAATGTTAATTATGGATGATTGTATGAGTTCAAAAGGTACATGGTTAAAAGATCCAAATATTCTTGAATTATTTTTTAATGGTAGACATCACCATTTATCATTTATATTAACAATGCAATATGCTGTTGGTATTCCACCTGAAATGAGGTCAAATTTTGATTATATATTTTTATTAGCTGAAGATACTATTTCTAATCGCAAAAGATTATACGAACACTATGCTGGTATGTTTCCAACATTTGATATTTTTCAACAGGTTTTTTCTGATATAACCGATAATTATGGAATTATGGTTATAGATAATAGAGTTCATTCAAAAAATTTAACTGATAAAGTATTCTGGTATAAAGCAAAAAATGTCCCAACATTTAAAATTGGATGTAATAAATTTCATAGATATCATAATACATCTTATGATAAAGAATGGAATAAAAGACTGGAAATTTTTAATCCACTAGACCTCGTATCCAAACGAAAAAATACTATTAGAGTTGCGGTTGAAAAAATAAAATAATATAAATTGTTAATAATTTTTACATATGGTGTAAAGTGGGAGTGGAAAAAAAGAAATAAATTATCATAATTTAAAATTGTAGATGCTTATTCATTTATTAAATACAAACGATTAAATAAATAATTTTAATTTTTATCAAAAATAGAGCTATTTTTGATAAAAATTATCGATAAGGTAAATAGTTATTTGTTTCTAAAATAGACATATACGTTTAAAGAGCATAGCTCTTTAAAACCTAAATTAAAAAGAACAAAGTTCTTTTAATTTACGCCTCTACGAGGCTATACTCGAGAAATCATCAGATGTAATCTATCACTGCCCCTGTATTTTAAATTAAGCTAGATTATCAAAGCTCGTCATAAAATAGGCTTACAAATATTAATCTTAGGTGTGTTTATAATTAGCTCATTTATTTTATGTTTAATATAATCTCGTTTAATTTATTTTATAATTAAATTATTTATTTTATAATTAAATTATTTATTTTATATTTCCATAAAA